CACCTGCTGACTAAGCAGGAAAGTGCGGTGAATGGTCAGCTATAAGCCAACCACTTAACCCTATAACCAAGCGGCTCATCGTCGTTAACCCGGGGGGTCACCCCAGGGGACCATCCTTGCGGATGATCGTCGACGGAGCCGTATAGGGCCGTTGCCAGCTGTACGCTCGCGTAAAAATGCTTCCACCCGACTGATTGGCCGGGCATAGGCACGACTCCGCGAACATACCTAACACCGTCCACAATCTTTATGGTCCAACGATCTTGTGAATCGTGTACGACCGCATCCCCTAGATCCCGAGGGCCGCGAAGGCCTTTAAGATTGTAAGGAAGCAGGTCAAGCAAGAGGAACCACGATCGGTGCAGGTTATAAGCGCTCCAAGGAGCGCCGTCGCCAGCACACAGACTGTAGAGAGCGTTAGCCGCCTTGATGGCTTCTGTTGGGCATTGGTCGACATCTGACTTCATGTAGTACGGGGTCACCCTGTACCCATTGAAGTAGTCGCCGCCGCACGACTCCCTGAAGACGCCCGTGAGGAACGTCTTACGAGGGTTAGTGGTAAACCCGAAGAAGGCTAAGGCAGGTAGGAGTAACTTCGAGACGCCGGTGGGGACAATTATGTCATCCCCATAGACGTAGACATTAACCCCCGGGTAGGGAGTCATCCCACCCATCTCCATCGCCGAACAGGCGATAGAAAGGAATAGGCAAGTCTCTAGCTCAAAAGTGTACCCGTTTCCCATTGACGAGAACTTTTCCAGACGATGCCACCGCCCCTCGACCGAGGTCTTGGGGCTGCGCAGGGCGTCAAGGTTCGCGAACCAATGGGGAGGAGTCACCAACTTCACCAAGTTGTAACTCATTGTGTCGCTGGCTGATTTCAGATCAATAGTCTCCGCGAGACCGCTTTTTGAGGCGGCACGTGCAACCCGCACGTGTTTTTCTTGCATAGACCCAAGGTCATAGAACCGGCCGAGACACCCGGACCCCTTCATGGCACGGCCGAAGCCGAGCTGGTAGAAGAGGTTTAAGGATGGCTCAATAGCGATTCCACGGTCCTTGGTTGCATCTTTAGCCACAGTCGTGAACCGGTTACCCGGCACGACGTTAAGGCCAAAGTGGCGTTGATCCAAGGCAGCTTGGTGCCAGTTTGTCTGATGCCATAGGTGTAAGAACCCAGTGGCAGCAGAGGTGAGGTCGACCGCACGGGTCATTTTGTCGGGGATGGTCGTCAACTTCCCGACGTTTCCAAAGGTGCTACCGGGGCCGAATCTGCCATCGCCCGCCGAGGGCGGAGGCATAGACCCCAACAAGCGCCTCATCCATTTTCGCACGCACACGACGAATTCGTGCACGCGTTGCCCGTAGTGACGCGAGTCAAAGAGCAAAGGAGAAAGACGTTCGTTGGTTCGGTAACAATCCCGTTCCGACTCAAAGAAGCTGCGTCTAGCAGCCTCAGCCCTGTCGATCGAGGTGTCCAACCCTGGATGCTTCCGTAGCAGATTTACAGCTGCGTAGTCAGCACCGAAAAGGTAGGGCTCGGTGTCGAGGTAGTCAGATGGGCGGATCCGCAGATTTGCGAGATCGTCATGCTCACCGTACTTCAGGCGCATTGCCACACCTAAAGCAACAGGAGTCCCTAGCCCCTCCAGAACAGAGAGGGCAAAACGCTTCGTATTGCGCGAGAGCATTTGGAATGTTCCTACGAGTGAAGGCCGCTGCGACTTAAGTCGCGGCGAATCCAGCGCGGATGCAGGAACGCGGCAGGGCTGCGACCAGCAGGTTTGTGAACTGATTGACGGCCTCATTGAGGTCCGATTCAGGCACGTTCTGCGGGAGCAGAGCCGAAAATTCCAGGGGGATCAGAGCAACTTGGCGAACCACGTTGTCCGACCCGGTGACGACGCTCGGGAACTTGCCCTTGATCGTGACGCGACGAGCGGTTTTCGGACCGTTGTACGCGCTGACCATGGCCACTTCCGGGCGGAATCCGGGGATGGTACCCACGGAATTGGACCGCCAGATCGCCGGTACGCCGTCGCCCGAAGAGGGCGCCATAGCGGTGAAGGCGATATCAGTGGTCCCGTCGTACTTCTTGACGACAACATCAGCCATTGCAGGCATAGTAAGACTCCTTAACAGGAAATTGCTAACCTTGCGGTCAGCGGGTGTGGTTGTCACGAAGGAACAGCGTCAGCAGGCTGATAGCTGTTACCCCGCGGGTTAAACTCGGATTCTTGGCGATTAAAGCCATTGGCCGAGTCTGCGGGAGGGTTAACGACCTTTCCATGCTCACGTACTCGCTCCTCCTGCCGGTTGGGCGAGAGGTGCGTGATACTACGCCGTAAGACGAGGAAAACTCGTTCTGGAGCGATAACCCGACAAAGCTAGTTAGCGAGGCCAACCAACCGCCTACGTTAGCGAACCAGTCGATCACGAAGGAGAACGGGACAAGTTCCCACGCGACCAAGGCCGGATTGAGTAGTCCGGCTTTGTTGAGTAAAAAGAGATCCGGGTCTGAGATGGACACGTCGGCACCGTAGGTTATACGATGCTCGTGTGTGTATTCATCCTGACCTGGCCCCTGGTTCTCAACCCAACGAACAATACTCTTCCCCCTGCCGCGGATGCGGACAGAGGGCAGAGGATCGTTCAGGAAGCCAACGGCGTTGTAAATGTCGTTGACCAAAGGCTCCCATCCAAAGTGGTACTCAAGCCAGTGACTCCCGAATGATCGGGAAGCCGCTCGCCAGCCACGGGGCCTCTTAACACCAAGCGCTCGCCACGCTGCAGACACGTCCAGGCGTCGTACAGCCCGTGAGAAATCACGAAGCTGGGTGACTCTGGCCAAAATCATTGCGTATGCTTGCTTACGCTCGGCGAAGTTAACAACGAGGTTCACGTCTTTGCTGATGGAATCCATCAGCTTATCGTAAGCCTTGCTGCTAGCCTGGCCAATCACACCTCCGTTATTATCGAAAGGTGAGACGGACCAGGAGTGATGGGCCATCGAGGTCAGGTCGACCTCAACAGGCCAAGTGCCGAAGAACTTATAGGGAAGAGGCTTATCGCGCCGATTAGACCTGTACCACTCACGATAGTAGATTGGACCACCGGTGAGGTGGCGATCAATTGTTTTCGTGTATGGACCGGTCACGACGCGGGCTCCTTGGTCCCGAACAAGTTTAAGATGCGCCAAACGATCAAGGCGTTGTGACGCCCTACGTTGTAGACGCCGCTGAAAGCGGATGTCTGCATTATCCACTAGATCTCCTTGTGGGAAATGGTGGACTCTTGGGGTGGCGCACTCGCCTAAAAAGGCGACCGACCAGCAGGGCGCTGGTCAGAGAGAGAGGGAGCTTATTGCGTAAGCGGGAGTCCAATTCCGCCCATGCACTAGAGACTCCTAACCAACCGGGGTTTTAAGCCGGTGAGTCAGGGACAGCCA